GGCGGAGCGGGATGTAGTCGGAGTTGGACGAGCTGGAAAGAACGCCCTAGGACAAGACAGCGGCTGGAACAAAACATACGACCCTGATAAGTTTGACATCACAGTGCCTGCAACTCCAGATGCCGAGCAATGGGACGGCTGGGGCACGGCGCTAAAGCCAGCGTGGGAGCCAATTTTAGTTTGCCGCAAGCCGCTTGACGGTACGGTCGCGGCGAATGCGCTGGCACACGGTACTGGCGCAATGAACATAGACGGGTGTAGGGTGGAAACTAGCGTCGCAGAATATGAGGCGCTTGACGATAACAGGAAGGCAAATAGAACGATACGCGCAGGAGCTGTCGCAAGTGGATTTGGTATGAAGCCGGAAGGTTTGGCTTCTACGAAACAATCTCCTCTCGGCCGCTGGCCAGCGAATTTAATTCACGATGGAAGCGATGAGGTGGTTAGGTTGTTTCCAGATACTGGCAAAAGTACTGGTGGGCGCATCGGGAAAAAGAGTATGGGTAATGTGACGAATGTACCAGCGGGGCAATACGAGAAGGGCGACCCCGGCTTTGGCGACAGCGGCAGCGCTGCGCGGTTCTTCTACTGCGCCAAGACAAACAAAAACGACAGGAACGAAGGGTTGGATGAATTTGAAGACAAAGAAAATGCACATTCTACTTACGGAATTCACAGTGATGAAGGACTTATTCACAATAATCGCAATCCAGAAAATAGAACGCGAGCGCAGAAGAATCATCACCCAACCGTTAAGCCGACCGCGCTCATGCGCTACTTATGCAAGTTAGTAACAAGATTGGGAGGAACAGTCCTAGACCCGTTTTGCGGCTCTGGTTCCACTGGAAAAGCAGCGATTTTGGAAGGTTTTAAGTTTATTGGGATTGAGAAAGATGCAGAATACTTCAGCATTGCTGAAGCAAGAATAAACTTTGCATCATCAAATTCAGAGACAGCACTAGAAATTGGCCACAGCCAAAATGAGCTGGAATCTCCGTCAGATCAATTATCGCTGTTCAGGTAAGTAAGGGGGTTTATCCAACCAGCTTCTATAACAGCAGTTAGCGAAGGGGCGTACCCCCACTGTTTCCTTAGGTAACTTTTGTTAAGCCCAAAATGCAAATGGATGTTAGATGGTCGGTCAATTCCAAGTTGCGTGGATTTATCCAAGATTGATTTAGCCATTACAACATATCCTAACAATTGTCCCTGCTTTACTTTTCGCAGCTTCGGAATATCAGATGTAATGTGCCCGTAATACCCGAAAATAACGTCATCGTTACAGTCGTGCTCAATAATTACAAAAGAGTTCCAGTAGTTGTCAAATGCGGTAGAATAAGAGTTGGTGTTGTTAGTTACAACGGTTCCGTCGCAAATCGCAAAGATGGGAGTATTTTCGGGGACTAGAATGTCAATTCCAGTGTGGTATCCGCCGAAATTTCGTGTGCCAAGTGTCTGCGCAATAAGGTCGTGAGATTTTACTGGCCACAGAATTGCAAATAGTATTGGTAATAATTTATACAAATTTACCTCCAAAGATTCATTATACCTTACGCCAACTTTTTTTGTCAAAGAGATTATTTTTAAAATGGAACTAAATCACCGCTATTGGATTGCATTCAACATGACTTCGGGCATCGGCGCATCACGCGCGCGATTGCTTATTGACAAATTTGGAACACCAGAGATGGCTTGGAATGCATCCGATGATGCGCTTATGGAAAGTGGATTGGATAAGCGCACATTATCAACATTATTGCACAACAGGAAAGTTTTAGACTTAGAAGCCGCGTGCAACGCGATTGACGCAGCTGGATTGCATGTGCTTACTTGGGACAGCGAAAACTATCCGCGCAACTTGCGCAAAGTAAGTAATTGCCCGCCGGTTATTTTTACGCGCGGGGAAATTAAGGAGCAGGATGATTTTTCGGTGGCAATTGTTGGTACACGCACACCTACAGCGCAGGGGCGTGAAACAACAAAAATGATATGTGATGGCTTGGCTCGCAAAGGGGTTACAATCGTTAGCGGTCTGGCGCGGGGTGTTGATGCGATTGCGCACGACACGGCATTAAATGCTGGCGGGCGCACTCTTGCAGTATTAGGGTTTGGAATGGACAATATGTATCCCGATGAGCATACCGAGCTGGCGGCACGTGTCGCTACGCAGGGTGCTTTGATAACAAATTACCCATTAGGGACAACTCCGGATTCTAAGAATTTTCCGGCACGCAATCGGATAACAAGCGGGTTGGCTCTGGCAACTGTTGTTGTAGAATCGCTTGATGCGGGCGGGTCATTGATTACGGCTAAATACGCTTTAGAACAAGGCCGGGATGTTATGGCAGTGCCGGGTGATATATTTAGCGCATATAGTCGTGGCACAAACGAATTGATTAAAAATGGGGCGCAATCCGTAACCAGCGCAGAAGAAATTATGGCGCGGTTGGAAGAAATACGGGATGATTTTGCGCAAAACGAAGGTTAGGCCAAAATTGGCTTACAATTATTTTTAAGGAGCTTATTATGTGGAGAATATCGGGTTTACTGGTGTCTAGGAAGTTTTGGAGTTTGATTGTTAGTTTAGTGGCACTGGCTGGCGCTTGGAATACTGGCGCTATGAATGGGCAGGATGCCGCTAATGCAACAGTAATGGCGCTTGCAGCTTATTCAATTGCGACTGGAATTGAAGACAGCGGGCAAAAGGATTAGTCATGAAAAAGCCGTTAGGGGGCTGGCGCAATAGAATTGTCGGCGAGGAAGAAGTTGCCCCAGACCAATTACTAGCCAACCCCCTAAACTGGCGTATACACCCCAAATTCCAACAGGACACGCTCACAGGCGTTTTAAACGATGTGGGGTGGGTACAGCGAGTAATTGTAAATAAAACCACAGGGAACATTGTTGATGGGCATTTAAGGGTATCCCTAGCCCTAAGGCACGGTGCGGAAACAGTGCCTGTGGTTTACGTAGAATTAACGGAGGGCGAAGAAAACGAGATTTTAGCCACAATTGACCCTATTTCTGCTATGGCAGCTACAGATAAACAGAAATTAGGGGAACTTATGCAATTTGTGTCTGCGCAAGACCAAAGCGTGCGGGACATGCTTATTGCTCTTTCCCAGCAAAATACACCACAATACGCAGATAATAACGGGGGCGGGGACTACGAAACGGATGAAAATGAGCTAGCCAGTGCTTATAGTAACGCTCCGGTTGATGTTGGTTCCGAAAAACAACAGGCGGCCAATCTCGGAATTGGTATATGGAAGCCAAAATGGAACAAGATGCGCACGGCTCGTTTTTTTTCTTTGAGGGTGTGGAATTCCCGCGACAAACGCAATGAAATTGAGCGAATGAAGCGTATAAAAAAAGAGTGTTTTCCAGAAGCCGTAGAAAATATTGCGCAAGAATTTCTTACAACCATTACAGAAACTTTTCAAACCCTTCCAGAATTTATTGTAACCAATGCCCCGCGCGGGCATGCGTCTGTAGAAAATCATCTAGCGACCCTCGTAGCGCAACTGGTTGCATCAAATCTTGGCAAGCAGCACGAAAGAATTTTTATAGACCGTGCACTTGGCGGGACTACGCATCCAAAAAACTTTCACAAGCGCGGGACAATCTCTCTGTCCGGCATGCCCAGTGGAAAGAATATTTTATTGATTGACGATATTGCGTCGAGCGGTGTAACAATTGAGCAATGCGTGCGAACCCTTAAGGATAATTTTGTAATACCCATGGTGTGGATTTACGAAAATTCGGAAAAAAGCGGGGCGCAAGAAATGAATGAATGAATTTGTCGAGCCCGAAAAAATAACAATAGTCTCTGGCCCTGCGCCATATTTTCACCTAGAGAATAATGCAGTTATTTATTCGGTGTTTGACGGGTTGCGTAATTTCTATATTCAAAAATGCACCGTTAGAACTATGGATGGCGAAAAACTTATGAACCGTTGCCGTGGTGCTTGGGGGAACGGCAATGAAATTTATTTCGAGTATCACGATGCGGTTGGTGTAATTACCCAAGATTTAATTGTAGCTGCAAAAACAGAGGGGGAAACACACGAGCAATTATTAATGCTTTGGCTGCGAATAGGCGGTAAAACGGAATACCAACAATAGAATATGTTTTGTTCGGGAACACGAAAAACACAGGCAACGTAAATTTACACAAAGGATAAAAATTATGCTCCCTAAGAAAGAGGATGCTGGCGATGAGGAAGAACTAAGCCCAATAACTTCGTTTATGTGGCTTAACAGTATGCACGACGAGGTGCCGGAATCGGAAGCTATTTACGGGTTTGGCATACGCGAAGATGGGACGCGTTTTGTTATGGGGCCGCGCCCCGAAAAAGTTAACGCTAAAACAAAAATCAAAAATGAGATTGCAAATCGGGTGGCCACAACAAAAAGCAAGCGCATGCTTATAGTGCCAACATGGATGAGGAACAATGCCAAGCGCGGGCTGGAATGGCATAAGGAGGGCAAGTCTGGCGATGGTGTCACAGACAAAACACTTGCGGAAGCACGGACAATGGCAGCTGGAAGTGTGTCACCAAACAAAGCTATGCGCATGGCAGCCCC